CTTCTTAGCTTAAGAGCGTGGGGCGCTTCGTCCAAAGCTGATGCAAGGAAAAAGGCTGCGGCCATAACACGAAGGAATAGGAACCGTGGGTAACAACACTCTGAAGAAACCGATTACCAAGCAGGCTGTGTACGAGCGGTTAAGCAAGCAGCTTGATGACATGGAAAAGGCGCACAACAATAAGCCTCTCAAGGTTATTAAGCGAGCTATCATCAAGGCGTTTAACTTGAAGCGCATTCCCAAGAAGAACGAAGTCTACTCCGGCAAGCACTATTCATTGCTGAAGCGCGTTGAGAAGATGGAAGCTGATATGATTAAAGAGGGTAACAAGTAATGTGTTTCGGTGGCAAGAAGTCTATGAGCGCAGCTGATCTTCAAGCATCGCAAGATCGCAAGGCGCGGAGCATGGACAACGACGATAGCTTTCACAAAGACATGATGAAAGCTGCAATGGAAAAGAACAAGTCCGGCGCAGTCACCCGCCCCAAAGCTCGTACTGGCAACGCCTATCTTCACTCAACGGGCAAGCGGTTAAACCCCAGCTTGCTGCAACGAGTTCTGGATACAAGCCCAACCTATAAGGCGGTCAGCTATCTTGGCCGTAGATTTGACCCGAGGGGATAGACTATGTGTTTCGGTGGTAAAAGCTCAGGCCCAAGCGTGGCAGAGATGTATAAGAAGCAGAAGGTAGACTACGGGGCGTTGCCCTCGTTGTCCCAGAAGAAGGTTGATCGCAAGACGCCTGCAATGAAGGACATTGAGCTGCCAGAGCAGCGTGAAGGAAGCGAGCGCCGCAGTTTACTTAACCCTTATGGAGCAGGATACTAATGGCTTGGAAGATTGCTAACACAGATGAAGTGTATGATGGGCCTACCCATGTACTAGCTGGCATAACTTATACAGGCGCAACGCGAAAGCCGGGCACGAAACGGCTTGTTTTCATTGCAGATGCAGAAGTAAAACCAGCGAAACCCAAGAAACCAGCCAAGGTGAAGAAGAATGGCAGTAAATGAAGCGGGTAACTACACCAAACCAACGATGAGAAAGACCCTGTTTAACCGCATCAAGGCGGCAAATGTGCAGGGAACAGCAGCAGGTAAGTGGTCTGCTCGTAAAGCGCAGCTTCTTGCCAAGCGGTATAAGGCCGCTGGTGGTGGTTACAAATGAAAGCTTCGCAGAAATCCCTTATAAACTGGGGGAAGCAGAAGTGGCGCACCAAGTCTGGAAGGAAATCCAGTGAAACTGGTGAGCGGTACTTACCTTCTAAAGCTATCTCTGCTCTTAGTAGTTCTGAATATGCAGCTACAACCGCAGCTAAACGAAAGGGCAAGGCTCAGGGTAAGCAGCATGTGGCTCAACCGAAAGCTATTGCCAACAAAGTGAGGAAATATCGCAATGCCTAACGTAGCTGGAAAGAAGTATCCGTACACCAAAGCAGGAATGAAGGCCGCAGTCATTGCAGCTAAGAAAGCAAAGGCCAAGAAGAAGTGAGCTTTATCAGTACCTTAAAGCCTATGGAGCTACAGATGCTTCGTGGCATTGTTCGTAAGACCGAGTTCGCCTATGTTGAGGCAAAGCACGGCAAGTCTTTCGTTACCGATGCTGAGTGTGACAAGCTGATTGAAAGCATTGGCCCCGAGGTCGTGCAGCGTATGATTAAGTTCGGCGTGGATAAAGGACTGCGGTAGTGGTTGACTTCAAGTACAAGCCTGACGGTGATGTCCTAAAGGGCTTTATGAAGGACAACACGTTCTTTCGCGGCATACGCGGTCCTGTAGGTTCTGGAAAATCTGTTGCTTGCTGTGTCGAAGTATTCCGCCGCGCTCTTGAACAAAAGAAAACACCAGAAGGTATTCGGAAAAGTCGCTGGGCGATCATACGGAATACCAACCCACAGCTTCGTACAACGACAATCAAGACTTGGTTAGACTGGTTTCCTGAAGCTGATTGGGGAAAGTTTACTTGGTCTGTTCCCTATACACACAACATCAAGAAGGGTGATGTAGAACTTGAAGTTATCTTTCTTGCGCTTGACCGCCCCGAGGATGTCAAGAAACTCCTATCTTTGGAGCTTACTGGCATCTGGATTAACGAGGCACGCGAAATACCTAAGAGTATTATTGATGCCTGTACTATGCGTGTGGGTCGTTACCCTTCTATGCGTGATGGCGGTCCTTCTTGGACTGGCGTCATTGCCGATACCAACGCTCCTGAAGAGGATCACTGGTGGCCGATTATGTCTGGAGAAGTACCAATCCCAGATCATATACCGCGTGAGCAGGCTAAGATGCTGGTCAAACCGGATAACTGGAGTTTCTATACGCAGCCCGCTGGCATGGTCGAAAAAAAGTCCCCGGAAGGTGAGATAGAAGATTACGTTCCCAGCAAGGATGCTGAGAACCAGAAGAACATGATGAAGAGTTATTACCCGAACCTTGTTCGAGGGAAGACTAAATCTTGGATTGATGTCTATGTAATGAACAGGTTAGGCCACATACAGGAAGGAAAGCCGGTATATCCTATGTTCGCAACCGAAGTTCATGTCGCCAAAGAAGAAATACCAGTTGCCGCAAACGTCCCAGTGTACGTTGGCGTAGACTTTGGCCTGACCCCAGCCGCCGTATTGGGGCAAAAGGTGCGTGGACGCTGGTTTATACAGTCAGAAATCGTAGCAATAGACATGGGGATCGTTAGGTTCTCAGAAGTTTTGCGCCAAGAACTAGCAACTAGATTCGCTGCGGCTGGAGAAGTCATCATTTATGGTGATCCCGCAGGTGATTTCCGCGCGCAAACTGATGAGTCAACTCCCTTTCACATCATGCGCGGAGCTGGCTTGAAGGCTTTCCCAGCGCCTTCCAACTCTGTTGACCTTCGACTTGAGGCTGTCTCCTCCCAGCTGACCAAGATGGTTGAAGGTAAGCCAGCAATATTAATTGATAGGCGCTGCCCACAGCTAATCAAAGGCTTTGAGGGTGGGTACGCCTATAAGCGTATGCAGGTATCTGGCGAAAGGTTTGCCGATAAACCTGATAAGAATATGTTCTCTCACGTCCATGATGCAGCGCAATACCTGTTTCTTGGTGCAGGCGAGGGCCGCGCTCTTATGAACAGCCAGAAGCCTGCGATCCCTACAGTTGCCAAGCGTGACTTTGATGTCTTTAATAAGGGTAGCGGACGTAGGAAGAAGCCCGGTCTTTGGGCTAGAATGTAGTTTGTGCGTTGAGTTTCTGTAAGTTTCGTGCTTACGAATGTAAAAGCAAAGGAGATTTACTATGTGTTTTGGTGGCGGTGGTCCGAGTAAGGAAGAGAAGCAAACGTCTGTAGACCAGTCCCTAGAGGCTGATGCAGCGAAGCGCGAAGTTGTAGAAGAAAAAGCTAAAGAGAAGCGTGAGGACATTGGCGAGGCCATTGAAGAACGCGCTACAAAGCAAGGCCGTATGGGCGGTGGTCGCGGTCGCGGTCGCAGGTCTCTGTTTCGCAGCGGTGGGTCTGGTGCAGGTTTTATTGGTAGGTTTGACCGCTAATGGACAAGATGGCCAAAACATATATCCAGCGCTATCAAAAGGCTAAGTCCCTTCGAGAGCAATGGGTTCCGTTGTTTGAAGAATGCTATGAATACGCTCTTCCGCAACGTGAGTCATTCTATTCTGAAACTCCCGGTGAACGCCGTGACGATAAGATCTTTGATGAGACAGCAGTTGTCGGTGTGCAGGAGTTTGCAAGCCGACTGCAATCTGGCATTGTTCCTAACTTTGCACGGTGGGCGGACCTCATGTCTGGTAGCGAGGTTCCAAAGGATCAGCGCGAAGAGATCGACAACCAGTTGGACGATGTTACGGACTATGTGTTTGAGGTGTTGCAGAACTCTAACTTCAGCCAAGAGGTACATGAATCGTTTATGGACCTAGCTGTTGGCACAGGTGTTCTCTGTGTTGAAGAGGGTGATGCAATTAATCCTATTAATTTCAGTGCCATACCGCTTCCGCACGTTGTGTTGGACACCGGGCCTGATGATAAGATTGACCACGTTTACCGTGAGCGCAAGAAGGTTA